TATCAAAGATCTGGGGAAAAGGACGAGTGGAACTTACGGATGTTAATTTCAAAACCGCTGCCTACGTAGCTAGATACATCCTGAAAAAGAAGACCGGCAAGATGCGGGAAGAGTATACAGTGATCGAACCTTCAACTGGCGAGGTGCTGGGGGAACGGGAGCCGGAGTTCTCCTCTTGTATGTCCCGTAGGCCAGGAATAGGAAGATCGTGGCTAGAAGAATATAGGCGAGACGTGTACCCATTGGGATACGTGATCATCAACGGGAAGAAATGTCAACCTCCTAAGTATTACGAAAATAACCACGAGCTTCTCTACCCGGAAGAGATAGAAAAAATAAAATCAAAAAGGACTTTACATCACGAGGAAAACCCGGTAAGCTCAGCCCGTCTTACTTTGAAAGAGCATGGTGCTCGAATTAGACTTAAACAGTTAAAAAGGAATTACGAGAATGAAGATCTTCGCATTGTTCGATTCGAAAGCTCAGGCCTACAGGAAACCATTCTTCAAACTAACGCTGGGAGAAATGTTGCGAGAGCTACAAGACGCCGTAGAGGCGGAAGATAGCTATATCGGGCGCCACGCCGAGGATTTTTCACTGTTTGAAATCGGCACGTACGACGAAAGAAGCGCAAAGATTACCGTTCTCCCGTTACCTATAAACGTCGCAAACGTATGGGAGATAAAAGCAAATGCAGCAGTCAGGGAAGAAAAATCCACCGAGTCAGCACCTGTTCTCAATGGTGCCAAGCACAAAAATCCAGCGAAGCCAGTTCATCAAACAACAGTCCCATAAAACTACGTTCGACGAATCCGAATTAATACCCTTCTGGTGGGACGAAGTCCTGCCAGGAGATACATTTAACGTGCAGGCCACGCTGATGGCCCGGTTAGCCACGCCGTTCGTTCCGATCATGGATAACCTCTACATGGACACGTTCTTCTTCTTTGTTCCAAGAAGGCTCACCTGGTCCCACTGGGAAAATTTCATGGGGGCCGCGACTCCGAATACCAACTCCACCACGGATTACACCGAGCCCCAGACAACTGCCACTGATGGGGTTCAGACGGGCGATTTGTGGGATTACTTCGGAGTTCCTATTAAGGTCGATGGACTTACCTTTAATTGCTGCCTGGGGCGGAGCTATGCGTTAATTTGGGACGAGTGGTTTAGGGACGAGAATTTGCAAGATACGGTCTTTAATAACGGGTTCGGAACGTTCGGGGATGGTCCCGATGAGTATGCGCAGTACACGGTTCTTGCGAGGAATAAAAGGCATGACTACTTCACAAGCTGCCTACCGTGGCCACAAAAGGGTCCAAGTGTAAATATCCCCTTAGGGGGCGCGGCGCCCGTCGGCAACCTCTTTAATTACACCGACTCGGACGATCTGGCGGTCTATCCGACAATGCAAATCATAACGATGCTCGAAGACGGCACAGTAACGAGCCCGTTGGGCGGGTCTACCGGGGATGTAGGACCTGTGACGGACGCTAGTGGCCAGTGGACTTTGAACGCGTGGAACGAGGACGATAACGAGGTATACGGGTCTACGTACCCAGAGACGGACAGTGAAGGATACCTCGTCCCGAACAGCTCGCCGACTGCCCCGTTGTCAATTGGGGTGCCCTTTGGCGGCCTGACGGCTGACCTGGGAGCGGCGTCTGCTGCGACGATCAATGAGTTAAGACAGGCCTTCCAGGTTCAAAAACTTTACGAAAGGGATGCGCGTGGTGGAACAAGATACACGGAAATTCTCAGAGCTCACTTCGGAGTTGTCAGCCCTGATGCAAGATTGCAAAGACCTGAGTATCTCGGCGGACAATCTGTCCCGATCATTATTAACCCTGTGGTTCAAACATCCGGAAGCGGGATTACCGATCAGGACACCCCTCAAGGAAATCTTGCGGCTTTCGGAGTGGTCACTAGTCATGGAAACGGCTTCGTCAAGAGTTTTGTCGAACATGGATTCGTCATCGGCCTTGTCAACATCAGAGGCCCACTCTCTTATCAACAAGGCCTTAGCCGGGCATTGAGCCGCCAAACGCGGCTTGATCACTATTGGCCGGAGCTCAGTCACATTGGCGAACAGGCCGTACTTAACCAAGAGATCTACGCTCAAGGGCCTGCCGGGGATGGGGCGGACGAAGACGTTTTCGGCTACCAAGAGCGTTACGCGGAATATCGATACAGCCCTAACTACATTACGGGGCAATTCAGGAGTACGGCCACCGATCCTTTGGACATTTGGCATTTAGGTTATGACTATACTGCGCTACCGGTTCTTGGTTGGCCGTTTATTGAGGACAAGCCGCCGGTTTCTAGGGTTGTAGCGGTGGAAGACGAGCCGCATTTCATATTTGACTCTATAACGAGAAACATCTGTGCACGTCCGATGCCCACCTACGGCGTACCGGGCTACATTGACCATTTCTAGGAGAGAAATTGAGCGACCTACCCGGAATCGGAGACATAGGGGAAGGACTTGGCTTGGGCGGAGCGGGGATCGCGCTAGCGCCGGCTACCGGCGGAGCATCCCTCCTCCCAGCTATCGGCTCAGTAGTGGGAGACGTGGCGTCCGGAGTGCTGGGATTGGTCGGGGCGAATGCCGAAAACCAAAACGCCGAGGCGGCCCAACAGAGCGCGATGAACTACGATACCTACATGGCGGACACGCAATATCAAAGAGGCATGGCCGACATGAAAGCAGCGGGCTTAAACCCCATGCTGGCGTACATGCAAGGTGGCGATTCGGCTCCTACGGCTCCGATGTATCAGCCTTCAACGCCCCTCTCTACTCTTCCCGATGCTGTTTCAAATCTAGGGGATGACTTGGCCGATGCGGTAAAAAAGTATGGGGCGTCGAGGGAGCAGACAGCAAACGCGAATTCAGCCGAGACAGCAAGTCAGGTGGCGGCGGCCAATGCCCCTGCTCAGATTCAGCAGCAGCAAGCGCAGGCGGATAAGTCAAATTCGGATGCTACAACAGCCGCGGTGAACGCGGCGGTAAGCCAAGCTGGAGAGAGCGCCTCTAAGTTTGGCGCGAAGTACGGACCGTACGTGGACATGGCCTCAAAGGTGGGGAACAGCGTCAGTAATGCGGTGGACGCGTGGTCAATTGTGAAGGGCCTAAAGTGGCTGGGAGCGAAAAAATTTAACCCGGATACGACGGGAACATTTGATCTTAAAACAGGGGAGATTCATCAATGACAAATAATGGCAAGTTAAGTCCGAGATTCACGAAGGCCTACAGCCCATGGGTGCCCTCTAGGGCGCGGAAGCCCAGGTCAGTATCTCCGGATTGGGGTCCGGTGGTAACTAAGCAGGAAATGAAGAAGGAAGTGGACATCAACAATATCATTAAGAAATATAAGGACACGGGAGTCGTCCAGCATGTCAATGCGCTTCAGGGTTCGTTCGGAGACTTCACGCACGCGATGGACTACCAGAGCTCTTTAAATAAAGTGAAACAGGCGCAGGATAGCTTCGCGGCCCTGCCGGCCAATATTAGGAAAAGGTTTAAAAACAACCCAGCGGCCCTGGTCGCCTTTGTAGAAGACCCTAAAAACAAGCGCGAGGCAGCCTACCTTGGGCTTCTGAAGCCCGAGGCTACCAAAGGGGTGCTCCAGGCCGATAAAGCGGCAAGGCAGGCCCGTCAGAACGCCAAGGACAAGGAGATCGCACAGCTCAAAGAATCATTGGCAAAAGCACAAAAGACATGACACACAGCGAGGTGTCAGTCAGCACAGTTACGACAAGGGAAACACTGTGCAGGGCTCAGTCGGAGCCCATAAAGAGGTCGCAAAACCATTGGGCCAATACGTTAAGGAATTCTTTAATAATCGTCATACATCCCTCCTAGACATAGGTCGGAAGACTGGAGACAGAACATGAGTCGCGGTAGGCACCGGAGAAAGCTCGGGAAAAAGGAAAGCCGGCGGAAATTTACAAAACACGCCAAGAAAATCCACAAAATGAACTTAAGAGCCACGCCCATGCGCGGCGGATTCAGAATCTAATACACTATCGCCAAACATAGCCGACTTCTTCGGCGCCGTCGGCTCAGGGGGGCGCTTACGGCCCCACCGCCTTCGCGGCGCAGGTAGTGAGGGGGGTTATAGGGGGGAGACTAATAACTATGTCAAGAGAAAAAGGATATTTCCCACAAATAAAAGGGCCCGGCGGCAGAACCTTCGACGTAATAAAAAGAGAATCGTGTAACAAATGCCGGATGAGGCGGGTCGGAAGATAAATGCCCTGCTACCACCCGCAAAAAGCATGGAGATCCAAATGTCTAAACCCGACCGGAAAAAGAAGCCTTGTCTTCAACGAAAGGGATGCCGTTGCGGGCTGTCCTGGTTTGACAATACCGTGCGGGCAATGCATCGGCTGTCGCTTAGAAAAAAGCAGGCAGTGGGCGATGAGATGCCTGCACGAAGCGAAGATGCACAGCTCAAACTGCATGATCACGCTAACCTACTCGAACGAGAATTTACCCGAGAACAGTTCCTTGAAGAAGCGCGATTTTCAGCTTTTCATGAAGAGATTAAGGAAACATGCAAATAAGAAACTTAGAGTCTATCCGTGTGGAGAATATGGAGAGAGATTTAAGCGGCCTCATTATCACGCTTGCGTTTTCGGATTTGACTTCGCTGATAAAGTTCCTGTCAGAATCACAGGTGACGGAACTCACTATACCTCTGAGAGTTTATCAAAGATCTGGGGAAAAGGACGAGTGGAACTTACGGATGTTAATTTCAAAACCGCTGCCTACGTAGCTAGATACATCCTGAAAAAGAAGACCGGCAAGATGCGGGAAGAGTATACAGT